CAGAAGGTTGACGGCAATCATGTTTATACATGGCTGCAATCGTAATACCGTATGCCCCACGGCAGGCGTTTAAGCCGCTACACAACAGAACGCAACGATGGGCAGTAGTAGTAGCCCACAGACGAGCAGGCAAGACTGTTGCCTGTGTCAACGAGCTAATCAAGGCCGCAATCACATTCAAAGGCAATGATGGGCGCTTTGGATACGTTGCCCCCTTCTACTCACAAGCCAAGTCTGTTGCATGGGACTACCTAAAGCGATACTCAAGCGTAATACCGGGGATCACAGTAAATGAATCAGAGTTGCGGATTGATTACCCGAATGGTTCACGCATTCGTCTTTTTGGTGCTGATAATGCTGATGCCCTACGAGGTCTGTTTTTTGACGGAATCGTTGCAGACGAGTATGGAGATTGGAAGCCTAGTGTTTGGGGTTATGTCATACGCCCTGCTCTGGCTGACCGAGGGGGCTGGGCAGTCATTATCGGAACGCCTAAAGGCCGTAATCAGTTCTTTGAAATATACCAGTACGCAGGCATAAGTAAAGAGTGGCTATGCTTGACTATTCGGGCAAGTGAATCAGGACTACTTCCAAAGTCAGAGTTAGACGCACTACGAGAAGAACTGACAGAAGATGCGTGGCGTCAAGAAATGGAGTGCGACTTTGATGCCGCTATTCCAGGCGCTTACTACGGCAAGGAAATATCCCAAGCAAGAATAGAGGGGCGCATCACCAATGTCCCGTATGACCCAGAGTGGAGCGTATATACAGCTTGGGACTTGGGCTTTAGTGATGACACGGCTATCTGGTGGTTTCAGACCATTGGTGGAGAAATACGGGTCATTGACTACTACTCAACCAACGGGGAAGACATTGAGCATTACGCTGATGTAATCCTCAACAAGCCTTACAAGTACGGCAAGCACTATCTCCCGCATGACGCTAGAGCAAAGACACTAGCATCTGGTGGCAAATCAACCATAGAACAACTGGCGAAGCATCTAGGCATAAGCAAGATGACCATAGCCCCAGAGCTTGGCCTGCAAGACGGCATACAAGCGGCTCGACTCGCCTTTCCCAAGGTATGGTTCGACAAGGTCAACTGTATAGACGGGGTTGACGCATTAAGCCTGTATCAGCGTGAGTATGACGAAGACAAGAAATGCTTTAGGGATAAGCCCCGGCATGATTGGACAAGCCACACAGCAGACGCATTCAGATATATGTGCATCGCATACCGTGAAGAACGCAAGGCCAAGAAAGAAGACGAAACACGCTACCCGATACAGGGTACAGAGCGCGGCATAGTTACCGCACCCCTAGACGAGCTATGGGATACCGCACCTAAGAGATCAGGACGCATTTAACGCCGTGAGGCGCAAGGATAAGTATGGAAGATATCAAATCATCACAGAGTTGGCAGCTTCAGCTAGACCTTGCGAAGAAAGACCAAGAGAAGTGGCTGGAACGTGGCAAGAAGATTGTTAAGAGGTATCGTGATGAGCGTGAGCAATCGTTCAATACAGGCGAAAAGAAATACAACATCCTGTGGTCTAACATCAGGACAATGCTCCCTGCTGTGTATGCCAAGAAGCCGCAAGCAATTGCTGAACGCCGCTATAAAGATCAAGACCCTGTTGGAAGATGCGCCTCTGAGATTCTTCAGCGCTGTTTGCAATATGAGATTGATACCTGTCCAGACTACGATTCTTCTATTCGTAATAGCGTCCTTGATCGCCTTCTGGCTGGTCGCGGTGTTGCATGGGTAAGGTTTGAGCAAGCAGAACAGTTAGAGCAAGAAGAAGATGCTCTTATCACGGATGATGTAGAGCAAGAGTATAACTATGAGAAGTCACCCGTAGATTATGTCTATTGGGAAGATTTCCGCTGCTCTCCCGCTAGAACATGGGAGGAAGTGACTTGGGTTGCCCGTAAGGTCTATCTGTCGCGTGAGGAAGGTGAAGAACGCTTTGGTGAGGACTTTGCCAAGGTTCCTTTGGTGCATCAGCCTGTTGGCCTCGATGACGAGCTAAAGACCCATGACCTTGAGGGTGATGGCGAAAAGCTCAAGAAGGCTGTTGTATGGGAAATCTGGTACAAGAACGACAAGACAGTCGTATGGATCGCTGAGAAGCACCCGTACATTCTGGATGAACGTGAAGACCCGTTGCAGCTAGACGCATTCTTCCCCTGCCCCAAGCCTCTGTTTGCTACGCTTTCCACAGACACGCTAATCCCTGTCCCTGACTATGTTCAGTATCAGGATCAGGCATACGAACTAGACTCACTCACAGACCGCATTAGTAAGCTTGTGAAGGCTTGCAAGGTAGTTGGTGTGTATGACGCATCGCAGAACGGTGTGCAACGTATGCTGACTGAGGGCGTGGATAACACGCTCATCCCTGTAGATAACTGGGCGGCATTCGGTGAGAAGAACGGCGTCAAGGGCGTTGTTGATTGGCTCCCTCTGGACATGGTTGTTGCTACCCTTAACGAGCTTTATACGGCCCGTGAAGCGGTTAAACAGACCATCTATGAGGTAACAGGTCTAAGTGACATCATTCGTGGCGCTAGCGTGGCTAGTGAGACTGCTACGGCCCAACAAATCAAGTCCCAGTATGCAAGTCTGCGACTGAAGGAAATGCAGAACGATGTGGCTATGTTCGCATCTGAACTGCTCCGTAGGAAAGCGCAGATCATGTGCAAGTTCTACCGTCCAGAAACGCTTGTAATGATGAGTGGAATGCAGTCAGGTCAAGATGCGCAATATATCCCCCAAGCACTCCAACTGCTGAACTCTGATGTACGCAACTTCCGCATTGAGGTAGCAAGTGATTCATTGGTTGAGTTGGATGAAGCCCAAGAGAAGTCAAGCCGCCTAGAGTTTCTGCAAGCCGCAGGGCAATTCCTTAAAGAGGCAATCCCTGCAAGCCAGCAAGTGCCTGAACTCGCTCCCGTCTTGGGTGAAATGCTCATGTTTGGAATTCGCTCATTCAAGTCAGGTAGAAACCTTGAGGGTTCGTTTGAGTCTGCACTCCAACAGATGCAACAGAAGGCACAGCAACCACAGGAGCCGCCCCCCGATCCTGAGATGATCAAGATTCAGCAGCAAGGCCAGATAGAACAAGGCCGTATGCAGATCGAACAGGCAAGACTGCAAATGGAACAGCAGAAGATGGCGCTAGAGCAAGAAAAGGCGCAGATTGAACTGCAAGCTAAAGCCCAGGAATCACAACTGAAGGCACAGCTTGAACAGGTCAAGGTAGAGGCTGAAGCGCAACGGGCTGAGTTAGAACGCCAGAAGGCTGAACATGATGCTGCATTGGAAGCACAAAGGTTGGAGTTTGAGCGCTGGAAAGCCGAACTGGACGCTAACACCAAGATTGTCGTGGCAGAACTATCTGCGAAGACTACGCTTGAAACGGCGGCTATGTCGGCAAACTCCAAGGACGAGACTGACAATGTTTCGGCAGACGGTTCCACTACTCCCAAAGCAGGGCTTACCGCATTGGTAGAGGCCATGAATGACAACATGGTCAAGCTGATGGAAGCGCAAGACGAGAAACACAGTAAGTTAATCGAAACAATGAGCAGGCCCAGGGTTGCTACGCTTAGCAACGGTAAGCAAGTGAGGATTCAATAATGCCAACAGCAACCTATGAAAAGTTCCAACCGGCTATTGAATTGATGCTTGAAGGGGGCAACCTCGGCACAGAAACCTATGCGCTTAAGCTTGCTACCGCACGGACGCTCTCAAGTGGTGCAATCACCGAAACAACTAACGGTGGCGGCTATACCACAGGGGGCGTTGCTGTATCTGTAGCCACAGCAGGGCAGGCCGCTGGCACATATACCCTTGCCATAACTCAGCCTACTAACCCTGTATGGACAGGTTCTGGTGGCGGCTTCACATTCCAATATGTAATCCTGACGGGTTCTGTGTCTGGGAATATCGCATCATGGGATTACGGGTCTAGCCAAACGGTTGCGGCTGGTGAAACTCTGAGCGTTACCCTTACTACGATTCTGACGGTAGCGTAATGGCCCTCTATCACGTTTACAACCAGACTGTTGGTGATGGCACAGCCACATCTGTCGTTCGTCCTAGTGATTGGAACTCTGCCCACAGTCAGCTAGTAACGCTCTCTGGCAACACATCGGGCGCATCTACTGCATCTGGCACGAATATTGTATTTCAAGGTGGCAACAACGTAACAGCATCGGTTAATCAGGGTGCTAACGCTGCCACTATCGTATTTAGTGGTGCTAATACAGTCGCGCAGACGGTACAGACGCAGCCATCAGGCAACATCGTAGGTGCAGGCTTCACCTCTACCACTACCGCAGGCACAGCGGTTGTAGCAACGCAGAACAGCAACGGTTTAAGCATGGGTGTTCCAACGATCATCACCAATGCAATAACGACTGCCAGAGCATCTAATGACGCTGTTGGACTGAATACCGCAGGCACTAACGTAACCTGGACTGTAAACAGTAGCGGCATCAGCCTTAACGCAGGCGCATACCTTACTACTGCGGCTAATAGCACTCATAGCCACAACTTTGCTACGACTACGACTAACGGCGCAAGCATCGTTGTAGGCACGGCTAACAGCGCAGGGGCAACCATTGGGGTTCCAGCCTTCCTGACGACTGCTAGAGGCTCTACGGACGCTGTAGGGCTTAATACGGCCCAATCTAACGCGACTTGGACAGTCAATTCTAGCGGCATCTCATTCGATGGTCGCGGATACGCAGGTACAGGCACTAGTGCTACCAACGCAACATTGACGTTGAACAGCAACGGGCTTCAAATCTCTGTGGCTGGTGGTGGTGTAGTCAACCAGACAGGCCCGAATATCGCTGTAGCAGGTTCTACGGTTACTAGCGGTGACGTTGTATTCAGTAACAGTAATGGCGTTACTTTTGGAATGAACGGTTCTACTGTAACGGCTAGTGTTAATGCAGGTGGTGGTGGCGAAACGCTAACCAACTATGTGCCGTATCAGCTTGGGGCTAATACCACATTCAGTTCGCTCGGTCAGAACACGGTTTACTTCCAGCATTTCATCCCTGACGAATACGTCACTATGTCGAAGATTGAGATGTACGCTAGAGGTTCATTCGTATCTTCTAGCAACTCTCAGGTGTACGCACAGACCGTCCATTATGGTCTGTACTCGCAAGACACAGGGGCAAGCAGTACCCGTATGACGCAGATCAGTTCGTCCTCTTTGGTGTATAGCGTCAGTTACAACTCAACTACTGCGGCAGGGTTCACCATCAGTCAAGGTGCGGGTTCGTTTACATCAACGACCAATAACACATCAATGTTGACTAGCGTTAGTGGCCCATTTCACTTGTATCTGCCGTTTGAAGGCTCACTTGCTCCAGATGTTAAGTACGCCTTTGGCATTCGGGTATCAAGTGCAACCACAGGTAACACAGGCGCACACAGGTTTGCTCCGCTTGCTCTGTCAATGATGGCAACGACCAACATGGCAAAGATGTACACATCAACGGTAATCGCCTCTGCCAACTCATTGGTTGGTGATAGGGATATGGGCTTTTACGCAACTACGTCTGCCTCTCTGCCTGTAAGTTACGCAACATCGCAACTGAGTCAGGTTGTATCTAGGCAGCGTTTTTACCTTCAATTTGAACAGAACTAAGGACTGACATGGCGCGATATTTCATTACAGGTTTCTCAGGTGGTAGCGGCGGCAACTTTGGCGTTACTGGACAGCTTATTGACCACTCTATTGAGGTTGACATGGGTTTGTCTGTGGACAACATTCCAACTGACCCAGCCGCATCAACTTCTGTGCGCCAACAGATTCAAGACGGGCTTGTCCCTGCGTTGAATGCACAACTTCCGTCATATCTTGAATTGACGCTGATCGCATCTGACATTGAGTTCGTGTGCTAAATGGAAACCCGTGATGGCCTCATTGAGTTTCGCATTGAGGAAGTAGAAGTCCCTCACAAGGGCAAAGTGCGGATTAAGGAAGTATTTCAGTATCGCCAATGCTTCAAAGGCATCTGGACACCGTGGAAAGAAGTAAGCCTGCCGAAAGGGGATTGAAATAGAACCGCAGATATTGTCATCTTATGACGGTGGCAAGCACAACGCAGAGATGGAAGAAACCATCAAGCGGCTAAAGAAGGAAGGCAGCTACAAAGACCTGTCCTGTATCTGGATAACCCCTGCATTTGGGTCTATTCCTACCAAGGCAGTAGCAAGCTGGATGAACACATACGCCCCACCTAACGGCAAGTTTGTCAGGATGTGGGCTATGGGCATGGAAGTAGGCGCAGCATTTAGCAGC